TGTTTCGGAACCTTGCTATTATTGTGATATTATTCAGGACAAAGGTTTTAATGGTATTGACCGTAAAGATTCTAATATTGGTTATACATTGGATAATTGCGTAAGTTGTTGCACTATGTGTAATTTTATGAAAGGAAGTTTGGAATTAGAATCATTTTTCAAAAGAATAGAACATATACTAACTTATAATGGAAAAATTAAAGGCAATTATTGTTATGACGTGTTTTCAGATCATAAAAGTTTAAACCATAGTGCTTATCAGAAGCGGGCGATTAGAAAACAACTGGATTTCTTATTAACAAAACCCGAATTTGATATGTTAATACATAATGATTGTTATATATGTGGTAAGAAAACAATAGATGGGCATATTAACGGTGTAGACCGAATTAATAATAATGAAGGATATACTTTAAACAATGTACAAAGTTGTTGTGGCGAATGTAATTTTATGAAAAAAAGTTATAACTTGGAAGAATTTATGGATAAGTTATATAAAATATATAATAAACATAATTTACAAAAAATCAATGATGATAAAAAAGAAAAAAATCGTGTATATCGGCAAAACTACAAAGAAAGGCAAATAGAAGAGATCGGTATTGATGCATTAAGAAAGAAAAAGACTGAACAAAAACGAAAAGAAAGAAGTGGTGCCGACAACACTATTGTAAAAAATAAAAATAAAAAAACACCCGAAGAATTAAGAGAAATAAGACGATTAAAAAAACAAAGACAGCGACAAGCGTTGCGTGAAAAATATGGGGATGAAGAGTTTAAACAAAAAAGAGCAAAGGAGTTGGCAGAATATCGTGCGAAAACAAAACAAGATAAGATGGATGTTAATTAATGTTATAAAAAAATAATTAATCTGTATGATTTTTAATTATTTTTCAAAAGTTTTTAAATTAAATAATGATGATATTTTTTAGTAGATGTTGGTCTCCCTAAATGTGTCGCAAAATTAATTTGAGTACGCGATCCCTGCCATACCGGACATCACGCGAAGCACATTGTAGTTAACAGCGTACACTCTGACCTTGGCGGTGTTGGTGCCAGAGACGGTGTTGGAGGAAAGGACAAGCTGGAGGACAGCGTTGTCAATGCGGGAGAAGTTGCAACTTCCAGAAGGCTGGTGCTCCTCAGGGCGAAGGGCGAAGGAGTACACGTTGATACCAGCGTCAGGGGCGCGGGTGTGGTGCTGGAAGGGCTGGACGGTATCGAAGTAGGATCCCTCACGCTCGGAGAAGCGGTCCTGGCCGTTAAGCTGAAGCTTGGCGGTCACGACAGGGTTCTCACCCCAGCAGTGCATGTCAAGGGCGGTCTCGGCAAGCACGAAGGTACCGGCATCAGAAAGACCGGAACCACCAGCGGCGGCATCAATGCCAGTCACGTCAGCGGCGTTGTTCATCTCGAACACACCACCAGAGATGACGGTAGCGTTGGAGGTCTCACCACCGAAGGCGTGGATGGCGTTGGGAAGAGCATCAATGGCATCAGTGTAGTTGAAAGGCTGGGCACCAAGGGTCTTGAAAAGGGTGCTGTCGGCCTCAAGGGAAGAGCAGTAGTCAACGTTAGCATCAGGCTGCACAACCCACACAAGCTCCTTACAGGGGTGGTTGAAGTTCAGCTTGATCTTGTTGGAAGAAGAACCAACGGACTCGTCGCCGGTGAACTGCACCTGCTCGATGAGATACTCGTGGGGGTTCTGGGCCATCTTGCGGCGCTCATCGGTATCAAGGAAGATGTAATCCACATACAGAGAAGCGGCCACCAGAGACTGCTGGTAGGCGGCGGCAACAGACTTGGAGCCGGAACCGGAAGCAAGGGTGCTCACGGCCCACAGGCACTCACCGATGGGGCGGAAGTCAATGTTGATCTTCACCTCGTGGTATTGCAGAGCAATGAGGGGAAGAGCAAGACCGGGGTTGCGGCAGTACCAGAACTGAAGGGGCACGTAAAGGGTGGTCTCAGGAAGGGCGTTGCGGGGAGCGCACACCTGGGAAGGGGCAGAAGTGGAAGCACAGGGACCAGACACAGCGGCGAAGTTGGGGTCGGTGATGTAGGTAAGGGCGGTGGTGTTTCCGATCATCTTGTGGTAACCAGACTGCTGCTCCTTGGAAAGGGTCAGCTGGTTCCAGATGTGCATCCAGTCGCCATATTGGCGGTCGATGCGCTGGCCACCAACCTCAATCTCCACCTGGGCGATGAGCTGCTCACCAACGAAGTCCAACCAGCGGGCATACACGTCACCGGAGGCAACGTCTTGGTTGATCTCGGGAAGAGTCACCTGAAGGTAGGTGCGGTAGGCAAGGTCACCATTACGGGAGATGGTGCAGGTCACGCGACGTCCGAAGTCAGCCTGTCCGGAGAAGGTCTGCTCGATGGACTCCATCGCGAAGTTGGTGTGGCGTCTGTAAGACACCTTCCAGAAAGTGATCTCAGGGGTTCCAGTAAGGAACACGTCTTGGGCGCCATAGGCGACAAGTTGCATAAGTCCTCCAGCCATTTTGGATTATATATATTATTACAAAAGAAAATAATTCTGGAAAAAAACACATTTAATTCATTTTTATTCTTGTATGATCACTTTTCCTAAATTATATCTCACCTACACACCACAATTGTAGTTTACTTGGAAAAAATACAATTCGCACTGCTTACCATAAGTATTTGTAAATTTGTATTTTACAATTGTAACCATATTACATCACAATTGTAAAATAAAAATATATGGACCTAAATATATTTTAATTGTCCAGAAAACATCGTTCGGTAGAATTGCTTATAATGAACCGTTCTAAATAGTTTTCTTCGAATATTTCGCGTTTATTTTCATGCTTCTTTGTAAAAATATATTTGTCATTTTGTTTTTTTATAGACCACCCTTTTTCCAATGCGTTCATAATGAATACCATTTTTTGAAATTGACTCTTTCCTATTTTTAGTTCATTATCTTGGTCAATTACAATTTTTTTTGGATTATCTGACATATACATTTCATAGATGGTTTTTATGTAGAGTTTTGACGAATTTACAAGAACTTTGTTTATTGTTAACGATAAAATTAACATAAAAACACTCTCATAAATATATTCAAAATACCAACATGTCTTCGTCAAAAGTTATCAAAACATCAGTTCACACGATTGATGAAAAACATACAGAAATTATTAATGAAATCAATCATAATCATGAAACCGTTATACCCGAGTTAATGGAAGAAAAGCAGCAACTCAAAAATTATATACGTTCGTTAAAAAAATCACAAATTGACGAATATATGGAAACTCGCGACCGCATTTATGCAATTCAAACCGAAATCAATATTATGAAACAACAGAAAAAAGATTATTATCTCAATAATTCAAAATACATTTTTGATTATTTTGAACAGAAAAAACAAATTTCAGCAAATGAAACACCTAACCAACATTCAGATGTGATTAATTCTTTTTTCAAAATCAAGTCAACCACTACTGATGCTGCTAATCCTCAAAGTGTAAAATATGTTCAATCTAAGAAATATTATCAAAATTATTGGAAAAATGTCAGTAATGATAATTATAATATGCAAGATTGTATTGTTGCTTCTGATGTATGTCAAGTATGTAGCAAGGGTGAAATGATTCCTCAAGACGAAGAAGGTATTTTGATTTGTAATAATCCCGAATGTGCAAAATTCATCACCTATATTATTGATGGTGCCAAACCTAACAACAAAGACCCACCAAACGAAGTATCTTACACTGCTTATATTCGTTTGAATCATTTCAAGGAAATTTTATCTCAGTTCCAAGCAAAAGAAACCACACAAATTCCAGATGAAGTGATTGATGCAATTAAAGCGCGTATCAAAAAAGAGCGTATTGAAGATATGTCCACATTGAATTATAACAAAATGCGTGATATATTACGTAAATTGGGTCTGAACAAGTATTTTGAACATATTCAATACATTAATTCTCTGTTTGGTATTAAACCACCTGTTATGAATGAAGAACTACATGAAACATTGTGTGTATTATTTATTGAAATTCAGAAACCTTGGGCCGTCCATTGTCCGGCAAACCGAACCAATTTCTTCAATTATACATATACATTGTATCAATTGTGTAATTTGTTAGACCAGACTCAATATTTACCCTATATCCCTATGATGAAAGATCGTGAAAAGCAATTGGAACAAGACATGATTTGGAAAAAGGTATGTGAAGATTTGGATTGGGTATTTTGTCCAACTGTATAAATTAGTTTTGAAAATGTAATAGATAACTTTTCATAGTTATACAATAACAAACATGTTTCATTTATTATTGTATTCTATCGCACTGTGTTTATGTAGCAGTTATTATTTAACATTTACACAAAAACAATATATTACAAATATATTACAACATCCAGATAGTTCACCATTTATAAAAAACAAGGTCAAACAAGTATTAATATCGAAATATAGTTATTGGGCAATGAAACAAGCAAACGTATTCAGAAAAAAATATCACATGCAAAATAATTATGTTTCAAACAGCGAATTAGTGCAGTCTTGTTTATTGGGTCTGGTAAAATCAATGAAACATTATGACGGTCGTGTAAGTGTACCTTGTTATGCTAATAAATATGTACAAGGAGAATTGTATAAGGCATTCACTCGTAAACATATTGGAGGGCGGTTTACCCATTATGAATTGATGCATCTAAAGAAAAAAGTGAGTAATCATACCCAAGTTGAATTATACCAACAACGTAAACCCCACACTGTAATTATGAAAAGCAATCTCGGGATGAGTGAATACGAACATAAAACTTTCATTCTGTATATTCGTGAATTTTTGAACAACATTCGTCCGATTGATCGATATATATTTTTATTGCGATACGATATTTTTAGTGGTCAAGTTATTCGTAAGCATAAAGACATTGGAAAATTAGTTTGTCTATCATACAAAAGCGTTCAAAAAAGTATTCGTCAAACTCAACATAAATTCACATTGTATGATAAATTGCAACATATACATATGTAAAATCTATTTAGAACTATCAATATATTTTACACTACTATTATGCTTTATTGTGAAGAAAAAGACTTTGTTCAACATACCTACAATAATACGAATGAATACCGTAATGAAATGAGACGTATATTTTGTATGAACTCTTCTAATTATCCAGACATAGATGATTCTATTGATAGTGAGAGCAAAGATGAGTTAGAATATGATGAAAAAACTATGTCTATAGCATTAGATCGAATTTATGCAAACACCAAGGATCATTCAATTTTCAAAGAAATATTTGAAAAGGCCGCAGCATGTATGTTTTCTATCGATCCCGAAATTGGACTTGCGGTCTTGTGTAGTTATGATTATTTAGATGTCTTCATACCGTGTTATAGAGAATATATGCTTACTGGTATGTTTGATACAACAAGCATATATTATGTAAATTTGCATAATAAGTTATATGGATAAATGACCACGAAATTTACTCTTCTTTCTTAGCCTCTTCCTCAGCCTTCTTCTTGGCCTCGGCCTCAGCCTTCTTCTTGGCCTCGGCATCAGCCTTCTTCTTGGCCTCGGCATCAGCCTTCTTCTTGGCCTCGGCATCAGCCTTCTTCTTGGCCTCTGCCTCAGCCTTCTTCTTGGCCTCTTCCTCAGCCTTCTTCTTGGCCTCTTCCTCAGCCTTCTTCTTGGCCTCTTCCTCAGCCTTCTTCTTGGCCTCTTCCTCAGCCTTCTTCTTGGCCTCTTCCTCAGCCTTCTTCTTGGCCTCTTCCTCAGC